GAATTCTTTATCGAAATAAGCTACCTCTTCTTCACCGATTTTCTGTTTCATATCACCCATTGATGTTATGAAGTCAGTTCTTTTGGTGTAGTTAGAAAGCTGGATGAGCTGCTCGAACATGTTTTCTTTCACAAAGTTCAAACCTAGATTTGCCTTAAACATTCGGTCTTTAGAAAGTTCTGGGAAATCTAAACACATCTGAATATAAAGAGGCTTAACCATAATCTCCTGAAAGATAGATCTAAGTCTGCCAACGAACTTCTCATATCTTATTTCGTCTCTCTCAAGCTGGTCTATACTAATTTGGTAATTTGCAGGGGTTCCTCCTCTAAAAGCAAATCTAGCATATGGAAGTTTAGAATCCAATTTAAGCTTATTGTAGAAATAAACAACGTTTTCCATTACGTTGAAATCTGGACCAGCAGGATTCAAAGTATTAATATCTGGTGATTCACCATCTTTTTCAGGGAAAAGATAATTTTTATAAAACTGAACCTTAGGACTTCCGTTGACTGTTAATTCACCGGAATAGTCATTGATTTGAATTTCCTCTTTATAGATAGACATTAACTGACCCAATGTCTGCATTGCTTTTTGCATCGACTGGGTTCCTACCGGGATAACAAATTTCAAGCGATAAGAAGCGTTCATTACGTTCCAAATCACCCTGGTGTTTTCCATCACTCTTAAAATGTTGTAAGATCTGATCAATCTCTCGGTATAGCTAACCCTAGAAACCATGTTTCCCTTAGCATACGAAAGATAAATTATCTGATCAGCCTTAAGCTTCCTGGTCATTCTGTTATCCTGCGGATATTGAATCCATATCTGCTGATATTCGCCATTTGGCATCTGTTCAGTAGCAGGTTGTAAAGAAGTAGCATCCAATTCTTTGAAACCTACTATCTTTTTACCATCTGTTGAATAAACAATCTCAAATGCTAAAAATCCATCAATCAAAAATTGTCTAAAGTATTGCCAGGCAAGAATACTCTGCTGAAATCCGAACATCATATAAAGACTCCTGAAATTCTCCTCTACCTTAGCCCTGACTTCGTCTTTCAAATCGATGTTTACCAAACTTGGGTAAGCAAAGAAATTCTTATCGTCATAGTTTACAGCATCGTCTGAAAGAGTATCTAGGATAAAATCAATCTCACCATTAAGAGCAAATTTTCTTAAGAAATCTCTTTTTCCAATGTAGTCTTTGTCAAAGTAAGCGATGTATTTTCTTACCTTTGTATCCTGATATCCAAGTGTCCAGAAGAAAGCACTATTTTCAGTAAATCCAGTTCCCTCACTATTAAAAAAAGTCGATTCGGTAGCACCAATCGCCTGTGAGTTACGGATAACCATATCCTCATACTGCATACCAAACTTGCCAATTTTAGCTAAGTTTTTATACAAATTACCTAGGAAGGTTCTTTCTACTGAGTTATCTAAAAATCCTGCCATCTTATAATTTATGCTTCAGCTGGAGGGGTTTCCTCTGCTGGTGGGGTTTCCTCTGCTGGTGGTGTTTCTGTTTCTGCTGGAGGGGTTTCTGTTTCTCCTCCCTCTGCTGCAGGCTCTGCTTCACCAGCAGCTTCTTTTGCCTCTTTTTGTTTTTGCTTTTCCCTCTTTAATTTTGCCTCTTTATTCGCTTGGATATCATCCTCGGTCATTCCTAAGAAGTTTTCAATAAGATAAGAAAGTGAGAAAAATGGTAGTCCATCTTCTCCTGTCAATTGGTATAAAGCATCAATCGATTCTTTCTTCTTTCCCATGCTCTCTATTTCCTGGTTTACCCTAAATGGGTTATCTGAAATAAAGGTTAAGCCTAACTGGCTCTTGAACATGTAATCCTTCTCCAATTCAGGAAAGTCCTTACATAACTGAAGCCAAAGCGGTTTAATAAGGATATCCTGAAAACCAGATCTAAGTCTCATAATGAACTTAGCAAATCTTATTTCCTCTTTATCTAAACCTTCCGCTGCATTTGAGTAGTTACCAATGGATCCTCCATCAGGACCTTGAAATCTCGAGAAGGGTACTTTTGATTCCTGAACTAGCTTATCGAAGAAATAAGCCAAAGGAGCTGGATCATTAAGATTAGGTCCTGCTGTGTTCAACGGCTCAATAGTTGGTGTTCCATTTACACCCTTAGGCATAAGATAGTTTTTATAAAACTGAATCTTAGGCTGTCCATTAACTGCAAGCTCCCCACTTTCGTCATTGAATTGGATATCCTCTTTATAGATACTCATCAATTCGCCCAGGGTTTGCATCGCTTTCTGTTGTGATCTGGACCCAACCGGTACGGTCATTTTCATTCTGAATGAAGCATTCATCACAGACCAGATAACACGAGTGTACTCGATTATCCTCAGTACGTTATACGGACGAATAAGACGTTCAGTATAGCTTACTCTCGAAACAGCATTACCTTTAGCGTAAGCAATGTAAATAATCTGAGAATCATAGAGCATTCTCCTTTTCTTTTCATCCTTAGGGTATTGATACCAAACATTAAGAAAACTGCCGTCTGCCTGTTTCTCGACAGAAGCCATTAATGTGGTAGCATCTAGTTCTTTGAATCCAATGATGTTCTTACCCTTATCATCATAAACAATTTCAAATGCTATAAATCCATCAACAAGCAATTGCCTGAAATACTGCCAAGCACTTACGTCGTCATTGAAGCCAAACATGTCATACAGCTGTTTATAAGCTGAATCGACCCTGTCAATTACTTTTGGCTTTAAACCTGTTAAGTTTAGAAAAGATGGGTAGGCAAAGAAGTTAAAAGGATCGTATGTAATAGATTCGTCACATACTGTATCAAGAATATACTCAATCTCCGGGTTTAAAGAGAATTTTCTGAGATAATCTCTTTTACCTGAATAGTCTTTGTCGAAATACGCTATGTATTGTCTTGTGGTTGTATCTTGCCTTCCTAAAGAGAAAAACGTGGTCTCATCCTCAATTGGACCTTTCTTTAAAAACTCCGCTTCGGTTGTTCCGATAGCCTGTGAGTTTTTAACAACCATGTCACCATATCTTAAACCAAAATTACTCAGCGATTTTACAGAGTCTCTAATTCTCTGGAAAATCGGATTACTATTTGGGTTTTCGACAAATCCTGGCATCTTCAGTTCTTTGGTGTATGTTTTTTAGACCTTGTTACTCTTTTAATTTCGATCTATAAAAACTATATATCTGTTCTATAGGAAGTCCCTGTATACTTGCAATACTGATATACGGAATTCTGACCCAGTCAGAATAATCAACAACCTTTATATTCGAAAGATATTGCCTCTTGAAACCAGTTACAGCATTATTATACCCGGTGTCTTTTAGAAGAATCTGTAGAGCTGCTCCAGTAAGATCCAAAGATTGCTGATTTGAGTTTGGGGTTTTATTATTTTCACTTATTTTTTGAAAATAAAAGTCGAAAATTTTGGTTAGTATACTACCCCTAAAATCAGGAGGGATTACATTCAGATCTATTACTTTACAGATCGTTTCATTTCCTATCTTCTCCTCAGAGATAAAAAGAAATAGAGGATACCTGTTAATGTACTTTACTTTATCAGATATCTTAGTTGGAGTTGAATACTCAGCAAAATAGATTTTACCGCTTACAAAAGATTTAAAATCTTCCGCACCGCCCTTTGAATTAGGACCATATTTTTCAACAATAAATTTATTTACATCCGTAGATAGAGAAGAAATCGATTGTGATTTTTCCTTGAGCTCTTTTATTTGTTCAATAAAAGATTTCACTTGCTTTTAAATAGGAAATTTTCGTCAACCACACCAAATCTCATTCCTCTTGCTTGAGCCCATGCTTTTGCAGCTTTAAACTTTGCCTGGTTAGTAATCCAGATCTGCATTTTGTGATTATAAGATTTCAATTTGGAAAGAGTTGCATTTCCTTCCAGGAGGGGCTTTTTGTGCTGGTTCTCCGGTTTAATCTCTATGATCCATTCCTTTTCATCGCCATCATCCTGTATAACTTTCATATAAAAATCAACATTATACTTATGATCCTTTTTATCTAAAGGATTGTAATAAGGAATAACTAAAGGTTCAGAACTCCATTTTACTATTCTTTCGTTCGAGTCGCAATATTTGCAGAATCTAAATTCCCAAGAAGATCTGCAAATTATATTATGAACGTCTCCGATATACTTTTCAGGATTTAAAGGAACAAAAAGACCGGATTTATAATCTCCGTTCGGTTTTATTTTCTTTATGTCCGTCATCGGGTTTAGATATTGTAGGAATTATCGTCCCCTGTAATATAAGAAAAGGGGATTGTCTTGGGTGCTTTTGGTGGATGCATTTTCTTCCAACCTTTAGCAAAACCATTTTTTGCAATTTGGGTATAATATGCGAAGGGATTATTCGATTTACTTGGGTCAAATCTATTCCAGTATTTTACTAGATCTTCCATAGCAAAAGCCATGCAATCCTCCCTATCCTCGGGATCTTTATAAGCCATCTTCTTAGAAATTCCATGGATCATAAGAGTAAACATTTTAATTGTTTCAGGCGTTAGCTGGCCCTTTTCTTTTGACATGAGAATTGCAGCCATTAAGTCCGTATTATTTACGTATGCTTTTGCCATAAAATTAAAATTATTTTTATCTAGGGTTTTAGCCTAAACCTCGAGGATAGTTTCAGATTACTCTTTTTCTTCCCCCTCTTCATCAGAAAAGAGTGCATCCTCAGACTTATCTTTTCCGTCTGGGGCTACACTCATTCCCTTTTTATAATCGTCGACGAAAGGTTTTGGCTTTTCGTCTTGTTCAGGACTTGACGGTGCTACCGACCAAACCCTACTAAGAATTTTTTTCAGTTTTTTTTTGACTCTTCGCTTTCGTCAATTGAAGCTTCAGATTCATTCATAGCATTTTTCACGGCATCCAAAAAAGCCTGTACGTCTTTTTGAACTGCCTTAGATTTACTATTCTTATTCTTTTTGATGAACGCTATTACATTCATGAGAGATCCTAAGTCGTCAAAATCCATTCCTTTTGCTTTGTTAGCTTCGTCCAAGTTATATCCCATTTCTGAATTAACTTCTACGTCTGTATCTGCTTCTGCTCCTTTTTCTGGTGCTATAGCAAAGTTAGGATCTATATTCATAACCTCAGGATTCTTTGCTTGGCCGGTTACTACTTTAACAGCGTAATCCGCGTCACCTTCTTCTTTTCCTGGTGCTTTAGCTAATTCTTGATCAATTTTCATGATATCTGCAGACTCGTCTACGTTGTAACCCATTTCTTTGTTTACCTCGTAATCAAGTTCTTTGCCTTTTTCATCTCCAGGAGCTGAAGCCAATTCTGGATCAATATCCATAACTTCAGGATTCTTTGCTTTAGCGGTTACAACTTTAACATCGTAATCTGCGTCGCCTTCTTCTGTTCCTGGTGCAGTAGCAAGGTTCATATTTTTAATACCTGACTTTTCCCATTCGGTAGCCATGTTTGTTCCTGCAGGTTTTCCCTGTGGAGCAGCGGCTAAACTTGAATCTGAACCCTCAGTGATATTATATCCAGCCTCTTTGCTTGCTTTGTACTTGGTTAAGCTTTCACCTTCTGGTGCTTCTTCCAAATTAGCATCTTTAAGATTCTCAATGTCTTTTTTACCTGCCTTATCCTCGTTCTTTCCTGTTGGAGCAGCAACCGTTCCTTTTTTCTGTGTAGCAAGAATACTTTTGTCTGCCTTAGCTTCTTTATCCTTACCTGGAGCAACTGCTAAATCTTGTCCCTCTTTAAGTTCTTCTTGAGTTTCAGCATCTGCTTGATTTTCGTCACCTGCTGTTGCCAAAGCATCATCAAGATTTACGATTTCATCTACTCTAAAGTCACCGGTTTTTCCATTGTCCATAAGAACTGTGTAAGAACCTGATGTTCCGTCGATAGAAATTATCTTTCCAGTATTACCTGATTCCTTAACCTTAATATATTCTCCAACGTTGAAATTATCGTCTTCGTTCATGTTTTCAATCTCAGTAGCTTGACCATCGATTTTTTCAAGCTCCTCATTTACCACTCTCCACTTATCTCTAAGTGATTTAAGTTCTTGCTCAAGCATAAAGTGTGCTCTCTTAACTTCTGGAGAGTTATAGAATATTGGGTTGCTATTCATTTTAGCTTCCAACTTGTTAATTTCAGTTTCAACGATAGAAATGTTTTCCATCAATTTACTTCTGTCATTAAGCATGATCGATTTAACACGAGATTCTCCTTCCAAGAATTCAGTAAGACCTTCAGAGATATCATACTTAAGGAATTCTTTAACCATTGCTGAAGCTTGAGTTCCATTCACTTGGAAAAGTGAATTGTCTTTCATCGCTTCGTTAATTCTGTTAAGGAAGATGCTTCCTTGCCATTTAATCAAATTAACTGATGCACCTTCGTACAATGTTGATTCTATCTTTTTGGCAAAATCAAGTTCTACTACTTTGTCGAAATTCTCATAAAGATTGATTATATCGAAGATTGCCTTGTTTTCGTTAACACCAAAACTACCAGAAATTTCTAAAGCCAATGCTTTAGAAAGATGGTTAAGATCTGAGAAATTGATCTTAGTTCCGTTGTTGTAGATTGACTTGCTTTCGTTTTCTTCGATGATAGAATATTTGTTCTTACCAATGAAGATATTTAATCCTTGCTCGTTTACTTTCACATAAGGAGTGTAGAATGATTCAAGAAGTTGCAAGAAATCAGCGGGAAGAACTGCGATTTCACCTCTGTTTAATTTTCTTAATCCTGTGCCATTTCCTTCGAAAACGTTGCTACCAATTGTGAAAACTGTTTTTCCACCGTTTACTAGTACTGGAGAGAAAAGTCTCTTAACCGAAGAATTACCCGAATGAATTGGGATGTTCAATTTATCAGAATTGCTTTCCAATACACCCAAAGTGTTAATAAGGTTTCTTACTGCTGGGTTGAACTGCCATCTTGAAAGTTCCTTAGAAAGTAATGAAACTGATTTATTCTCAGAAACCAACCATTTGTTTAATGATTCTGTTACTGGTGAGTAGAAATCTGCTCCTGCATTAGATTGGATTGTATATAAAGCTTTTGAAACTTCAATCTCTGGTTTCAAAGATTGTGTTTTCTCTTTGATGCTTTCTACTAAAGATTTAACTTTAGAATCCCAGCTAAAATTTTGCATATCAGCAATGAAAGATTCAGCTAACAAAAATTCAGGGATGTTTCTGTTCTTAAGAGAATGAGCATATTTTTCACACACAACTTTTACTGAAGGATGCTCAAAAATTGAACTGTCCTTAATAGTAAGGATAGCTTCAAAAACTCCAAGATTATTTACTCCTTGAGATTTAACAAAAGAAGCTGCTGATGGATCCTTTTCAATTAGGTCGTTAAGACTTTCGTTGATAGCAGCAACGTCAAAAGATGGCTTTTCTTCTTTTGCACCGTCAACATAAGTTCCTGCATTTTTTGAGGTCTTATGTCCACCAATTCCTCCCCAAGATTCCATCAATCTATTTGCAATAGATTTTGATTTCTCTAATTCCTGCTCTCTGAGCATTTCATGAGGGTCTTTTTGAGTCTGCTGAACAGTTTGATTTTCTGCTGTTTGGATAGATTCCAAAATTGCGTTTGAACTAACATTAGAATCTCCTTTTTCAATTTTTTGAATATTAGATTCACAGATAGATCTAACTTCTGGAGACTTAGTTGTATCCCTTAGGGTTTTAAGTTGTGTGAGTAAATCCATTTTACTTTTGTTTTTTTACTTTCTATATATCTCTAGATAGAGTTTGAAACTTTACTTTTATATATTCTCGAACAAGTTCGTTTTTTTTACTTAGCTACGAGTACTTCTAATTTAACATCAAAGTCCGTATGTGGGTTTTGAAATATGATTCCGCCATCAGAATAAAGGAAATTATCCTGGCTCAAATTCCAGCCGGTTACTTCAGAATCCGTTGATCCAAGTGGATTTCCGGTAAGAACCATCATATCACCAAGGTTGTACGTATTTCCTCTATAAGTCCAGTAAATGTACTTTTGTATTTGGGGTGTACCGTTAGTTGGGGTCGGAACCCCAGGAATGATAGGGGTTTGAGCAGCATAAAGAATTGGATTTTTAGGTGCAGGATATTGGACCTTAACTGCTATCCACCTAACAAATCCTTCTGTTGCTATATCGGTCTGGCTGAGTTTTATGCTCTTTGTTCTTTTTAAAGTAATTCTTAGCCTGGAATATGATACCACGCCAAAGTTGAGATCTTTGAGATTGAAAAAGGTGGTATTTGCATAATCTTCCTCCAGACCAAAATTGCTCTTAAAGAAAATCCATCCATTTGCTGGGATTGGTGGGCATATTATAGGTCTTGTTGCCATTTTAGCTTGCGGTGAGAACCATTAGTTTTACTTGATATTCAGTTGGATTAGAAAATATAAATCCTCCCGTTGCTGCTCCTGTATAACCAATCTCAGAGCTTACGTCGTTGCTTGTTTGCCAGCCTTTCCAAACCTGTCCATTTTTTACCTGCCCAGATAGCATCATAAAATCAGCCATGATATAGCGATCTGATCCACCGTACTGCCAATAAAGCATTCTTTGATTTTCTGTTGCATCTGCATAGAATTGTGCTCTAGCAACCAAAAGTCCTATCTCTCCCAAAGTGGTATCAAAATCACCCTGGTCTAGATTGATAGAAGTATTTGGAGACATTACAAATGTTTGCATTTGATAGCCGGAAAAACTCTGAACTGGGTAAAAGAAATCAGAAAGGTTTAGCTTATCTAACGTTTCAGCCTGCCACGAAACATTCATGGAGGTGTTATAAAAACTCACATAGTGAGGATCATTGAAATCAGAAAATGTTAGATTGACCCTGTTAAGACCCGCTTCGTTTAGGGCAACCAAAGTGTATTGGGTTTCAAACGAAGCAGTTAGACCAGGATCTAATCCTACTTTTGCAGTACCTAGGCCGAAAAAAGGATTATTGCTGCCAGTTGAACCGCCACCGGAGTCGCCTCCGTAAATATCAAGATCACCACCTGTAACGTTTACCATTTTATAATCTTGTTGGATTTAATGCTGCAGTTGGGGTTTCTACGGATCTTGGTAACACCCTCTTTTCTTCTACAACCACTCTTCCATTGTGCTCTGTCTCAATCTTTTCAATTTCTTCAGATTCTTGGTTATTAGTAATCTCTTCCTCTACTGGATATAAAGAACCCCCAGCGTCTATAAGAAGTTCTTCTTGAGGTATTTCAGAAATTAAAGGTTCTGTGATTAACTCGTCTAAAACTACCTTCTCTGTTTTTTCCTCCGTACTTTGGACTGGTTCTGGCTCAACTTCAGGGGTTTTGTTTTCTTCAACCTCTTTTTCTTCGGTCTGTGCTACAACTTCCTCCTCTGGTTTAATGTAATCTACTAAGGATTTAATAAAGCCTAAAGCTACTATAGGAAGAATTGCTCCAGAAACGATACTCAATACTCTTTTTTGAAAAATTAATTCTTCTTCAACTATACCGAATAATTCGCTCCATGCAGTGAAGTTATCCAGGTTAACGTATGCATAATAGGTATTACCCATTGCTTGCATGGCAGTTAAAAGGAAGAATAGCATCCAAACCAAACCCTTATTCATTTTCTTTAATGCAATAAGAGAAGCCAAAGAAGCTGCTGCTCCAACCTCGAATGCAATAGCCAAAGAAATAGCTAGCCAATCAGGATTGGATAATTTGAAAAAATCAATAACGTGAATGGTGGATATTACCGATACCATAAGGTAAAGGGTAACGAAAGTACCTATAATAAACCCACTTACAAGTCTGGATTTATTTTCCATTCTGTGATTCTATCTTATTTTGGATATCTGACAATGAAGCTTTTCCTTTATCAAAGTCGTCTTCAAAAATTAGGAATTCAAACATAACCTGTCTCATCTCGTGTTTCATTTCTCTTTTGGTCACACTTGAATCGAGATGTGCAGAAATCTTAGCGTTTTCTTTCTTGATTTTGTTAATCTCGCTGTTAACTCCGCACTGTCTGAAAAAAACAATCACCAATAAAACCAATACGATGATTGAAAAGTTGTCTTTAATCTTTTGTAACATAATTCTAGATTTAGATTTTACTATATATCATTCTTGAAACGTTCATCTATAAACACAAAAAAGCACCTCGAGAAGAGGTGCTTTTTTGTGGTAGATTTATAAATTAAGACAATTCCAATCCTTGCTGAGCTGCTGCAAGTTCTTTTTCAAGGCCTTGGATTTCAGCTGCGTCAGCTTTAGTTGATTCTAAAGATTGGCTGAATGGCTTAAGCATACTGATGAATTTTTTAGCTTCACCTAATCCTTTACCAGATGTTTTAGAAAGGAAGTAGTGAGAAGCTTCTAAAGGCAATGCACTCATATAAAGAGTTTCCTGTTTGATACCGTCTTTTTTTGCCTTGTCGATAACCTTGCAAATTTCAATAACTCCAAGAGCTTCTTTTTCTCTCCACTCCGCATTATTTTCCATAAAAGAGAAAAAGTTATCTAGATCTTCCTTAGATTCAAACTTAACAGCGTAAACTTTCTTAGAGATCCTATCCTTAGCTTCTGCAAGTGTTTTTTCACAGTGCTCAATTCTTTTCTGGTCTAGCTTAGCTACGAAATCTTCCTCCTGTGGAAGCTCAGCAGCAACGTCTGCAGCGTTTAGGGTAACTACTTTTTGTTGAACTTGGGTTTTCTTTGCCATGGTTATAATTTTATTTATATTTTAGAAAATCATTCTAATTTGTTTCGTTATCCAACGTCAAAAACATCGAATTCTTCCCTATTGTGCTGGCAATAAACTTTTAGCCTTTCCCTAAGATCTTTTATTGGATAAATTTTTGCTTGTGCATCAGGACCTATATGAACAAGGAAACCCCCATGGGTTTCAATCCCGAGCTCCTCCTCAATGATTAGTCTATAGAGACTTATTTGAATAGAATATTCATTATGAGAATTTTCATAAAGATCGTTGAAAGGATGTAGAAGCTTTTTGTATCTTCCCTTAGGGTGTGAATCATCCTTTAACTCTTTATTTGTTTTCCAGTCGCCTATTAGAAATAGTACTTTTTGGGTCTTCTCATCCCACATTAGGAAAGGTTGATCTACTGTACCCGCCAATTTCCATTTCTTAGAAAATACTTTAAGCTCAGATTTAAGAGGAATTAATTTCTTGAAGCGTGCTTCGTAAAGATCTAAAAACTTTTGGACCCTAGCTAAATCGATGGGATCCTCAGGGAGTTGTGGATCTAGTCCAGTCCAAAAATCCTCTATCCATTTATGTACCCTGGTTCCAAGTTCTGTTGCTGTGGTAGCTTTTTCTGTCCATTCGTTTTCAATAATTGACGGATGCACACCTCTCTCCTGAGCTTTTCTCTTGATCCAATACTCTCTTTCGAATGGTACTTTAAATCGTTTCAGAAATGTTGTAACCGAATCGTATTTAATTCCATTAAAGGTATACGAGTGACTCTCCTCTTCGAAAAGAAATTTAGGGTCTTTAAAAAATTCTAACTTCTTATTGTAATCTTCCTTTATTTTATCCCAATCCATTTGCTGAAAGTAACCCTAATAAATATGACCAATTAAAATAAACGTATGTAAGAATGAATATTTCCAGCAAGAATCTGAATATCCAGATCCAGCTGAATTCGCGGAAGACGAAATAATAGATTACTAAAAAAGAATCACCATTAGCCTCAGACAATGGTCTTAACAAAGGTGCAATAATCTCTTGTAGATTTAAACGGGTAAGATATTCGTTGATCGGTCTAATTTCTTCAAACACCCATGCTGGTCTTGCTTCAACAGGAAAGTCCCTAGATTGCGTAACCTCTGGAGGTAAATTAACAACTGTGTAAATTCTTCCAAACCAATCTCTTCTTAGTTTAAGCTTGTTCCACTCTGGTGAATCTATTGACTCCTTCTTTGTTATGCTGATGAAATCAGAATAAAGTTTAAGGTCTTTTAAAACAGACAGGAGTCTAAGAAAAACAAAAATTCTAGATAAAAATCCCATATTATTTTAAGTTTTGTTTTTGAGTAATATCTTCCATCTTCTTTCTAATCTTAGTTCTAGCCCTTCTGATCCTAGTGGCAATTGATCTTTTCTTAATACCATACTTATCTGCAATGTCTTTGTACTTCATACCATGGATCTCACGGTCGATCATGATGTCTCTATAAAGAACTGGGAGTTCCCTAATTTCATCGATAACTTGTTCATAGACATCATCTATATCCGAACCCCCGGATAAGAAATTCCAGAGCGGGTCATCCTCAATTTCATAGACTGGGTTTCTTTCTTCAGCCTTGGAAGATTCATATTCCATTTCTTCCATTGATCTCGAGACAAATCTTTTTCTACTCTTAAGTAAAAGCAAAGACTCGTTTCTTGCTATATTGTAACACCACGTGGAAAAGTTTCCTCTTGATGTGTCGTACTGGTCAATTTTTTGCCAGACCTTGGACATTGCATTTAAAAATGCATCCTCCGCTAATTCTAGATCTTTTAAGATCGTGTAACAGTGATTAAGAACTCCTGGTTTAACCCTCTCGTATAAGAACTTGAAGGACCTGTCATCTCGTTTTTCAATAAAATTCTCTGCTAATACCTGAATGTTTTTCTCTTTTGCCATTAGATTCCCCTTAATTTTTTTATAATGTTTTTTCTATCCTTACTATCTCTATTCCTGCGTTAAACAGAAACTGGAGCGATTCAGGCTTTCTATATACTTCTTTGAATACCAATCTTTTAATTCCAGATTGGATAATCAATTTAGAACACTCTAAGCAAGGGGAGACCGTAACATAAAGCGTAGATCCGTCCGAGCTTTGTGTGCTTTTAGCCAATTTTGTTATTGCATTAGCTTCAGCATGTAGAACGTGAGTCAGAGTAACGTTATTTTCGTCCTCACATTCATTTGGAAATCCAGTAGGAGAACCGTTGTATCCATCGGAAATGATGGATTTGTTCTTGACTATTAAACTTCCCACCTGCATTCTCTTACAATAAGAATTGGTAGCCCAAACCTCAGCCATTTTTAGATAGACAAGGTCCATTTTCTTATCCTTCGGTAAATAAAAAGTTTCGCCAGGAAGATCATCTGGATGATCAAAGGAAAAAACTTGAGATAAATTTGGTTTCGCTATCCACGATCCAATTCCTAAAAGTCCTGCGTCAGAGAAAAATACCTCCGAGGGATGGACTAAAACCTTCCTATTACTATTCATATACTGGCAAAAAAACAAATGTACTGAACAAATATAGCATTTCGATCCGCATAAAAAAAATGTTTCAGCAAAAAGGTTCAGAATGTATTTGAATTTGGCCTGTATGGTCTATCTGAAGCGATAGACAAAGGACCACTTATGGATTTGTAAATTCCTGCCAAAAGGCCTTTTATTTCTTTGATATCCTGTTCTGTCATCACAGATGGGGAATCTCCCGGTGATGCCTTTTCCGGTTTTACTGTTTGTATATCGGGTTTTGCGCCAGCATTTTTCTCTACTGGAGAAGTAGCACTTATTCCTTGGGATGTAGTAGCAGGAGTTGTGGGCGTTGCTTTTTTCTCCCCGGTTTTTAAGGTCTGCGCTTCATTACTTAGTTTACTTCCCTGCTTAAGTCTTTCTGTTAGTGCCTGAATATCCTTAGCTGAAACATTCCCTGTGTCCATGCTTTCTAGCTCCATGTCTTTTTCACTAAGAAGTTTTTGTTGCGGGTAAATTTTTTCAGCAAGCTTTGCTCCTTCTTCCTTAAGAGATTTTAGAGGGTTTAATTTGGGTGATGAAAGAATCTCTTGAAGTTTAGATTTATCTTTTTCTTTTTTAGAACCTTCTTCTTTTTGTATCTCATTTTCAGATTTCTTAATCTCCTTAGGTTGATTTTTTTCAGAAAGCTTTTGTAAATCTTCGGATTTTTTTATTTCCTTCGGCTGATTTTTTTCCGAAAGCTTTTGTAAATCAGATTGGGAAAAAGATTCTCTATAGTTATCAATAAAGCTCTTGATCTCATCCTCTAGTAAAGCAGGGTCTTTATCGAATTCATCTTTATATTCATCATAAATTTCTTTTCTATAAGCATCTATTTCAGACTTGGGAACTTTAACACCGAAAGAATTAGTTACAGACTCGTCTAACTTTGGTTCTCCCGAAACAAGCTTCGAAGCTTCCTTATTTAGATCTTTACTTGAAGCATTTTCTTTCTTTTCCTGAGATTTTTTTAGATCGTCCATTTCCATCTTCAAAAGCTCAGCCATCTTATCCTGTGAATTTACAACATTTCCTTTTTGTAACTCAACTAGTTCAGGACCTTTTTCACCCACTAAAGCTACGCCACTGCTGTTTACCTTTCCGCCAGATTCTAGCTTAGGCACATTCAAAAGCCTTCCCGCCACAGCGCTTATTAAATCTTTTGTGGTCTGCCCGGGTTTGCTTTCTTGTTTTTCTACCCCGGCTGGCTTTATTTCTGCTTTAGAAATACCAGGCAATCCACCTATAAGTGTTTTTTGAAGATTGCCAAGAAAGCCCTCATTTTGTTTATTGAGAGCATTCATGATAGATTCAGAGAAATTCTTAAAATTTTTCTCCTCCCCGGCTTTATCAGTAGATTTATCAGATGGCTTATCCGTGCTATCTGAAGCTCTGGTTTCTTTTACTAATGAAGATAAATCTTTATTGGTATCCTTACTTATCTTATTGGATTCTCTTAACTCCTTCGCAAGAACATCCATGTTCAGGGTAAGGTTTGAGAGTTCTTTCAGGATTTTAGAGGTATCATTCATACCTTATATATCACGAATAACAAGGGCTAAGAAAATTATTTCTTGAAGTTAAATACCTCAACCTGTCCAGAATCTTCCATGGTCTGCTTGTTCTCTTTTTCTATGCTTACATTCAGCTTGTCAATCCAGATCTGATATTCATAGAAAGGAATTGTCTCAATCCACTTAGGATCTAGACCGTGCTCCTTCCACATCCTAAACTTGATGTCAAAGAAGTTCTCTAAAGATATCTGAAATAACGAAAAGGGATCTGAACCCTCCGGGAAAGGATATAGGGGCGGTGACCTCCGACGCACCGCAAGCTTGACAAGGCAAACTAACCTCTAACTTTGTTCCTATCTTAATCTCCTCAGCTAATTGAAAATAAATAGAAAATTCTTCCTTTGTCCAGGATTCAGAATCTAATGATTTCATCTGAATTTTTTTATCGTCCAAGCCTCTCCAATCATCAAATAGAAACGGTGCAATCTTTATAAAACTCTCGTCTATTTCTTTACCTGCCCTTACTGAATTCTTTACGTAATTAGAAATTGCATCAATAACCCCAATCGAAGGAACCGCCATCGCTAGTGACTTTCCTATGCGATTAACCGGGAAAATGAATTTTCTTTCAACCTTAGAATAATACTTCATCAACTTCTGATCGAGCTGATAGTTTGTTAGCACACCTGTTCTTAATTCTATTCCAAATTTGAATGCACAGTTTTCTTTTTTACATGTTACTTCGGGGGTTAGAACTATACGGTTTTCTCCTTTAACAAAAGAAAGATCTCGAATTGCCATGATAATGAAGAATCTATCCTCCTGCTTTAAATCCCGGTATGACATAACTCCTTCACCCGGAAATTTCATAACGCAACATGTATTAAGTATCATGTTCAGCTTAGCATCAATGTCTAGCATATCGCTCTCATCGATAGTCGAATAATGCCTGATCTCTTTAACTTCAGCTGCTCTAATAGCTATCTGTGTTCCTTCTGGATAGAAAAGACCTCTTGAAGGAAGAATGCTTACAGGAAGATTTTTCCACCCGATTTCTATGGCAGGGGATTCTTTAAAAGTGGATGTATCCTGGGATTCAGCTTCAACCTTTTTAAATTCAGCAGCAAGTGGCGAATCTGCAATCGCAGTATTTTTTCTTTCCAGATTTTCTAGTTCCTTAGGAGTATCTGTAACTTGTGGGGCAGGGGGTGGAAGATCAGAGATTGGATCGTCATAGGAAACACCTCCAATTTGCTCTTTTTTTCTAAGAATTTCTTCTGGTGAAAGGTTAGGTCCGGACATATTGTATATTTACTTATATAACACGGGACATGAAATCTCACAAACCGTGTAAGTTTTATACAAAAAATCTAAGATAAAGTTCCAGATTATAGGAACTGGTCTTGCCAGTAATCAGACTTCCAACTGGTGTCCAATCTGTAAAGAGTGTCTCCACCCTCATAATCGAGATTCATAGGAGTCAATGGCTCAATAGGAAAGCAATTGTTTAATGTAATTCTTCTGAATACATCACCTTGCTTATTGAAGATTGAAATAACCATCTGACCAATGTAATCTCTTTTTAATCCCATCGCGCCTGTTAGTGGGTTGTAAATAAGATCTGACCATTGTCTTAAAATCTTGTACATGGTCATAGAATTATTATCGTCAAGGTTTACCTCGAACGCTACGCTGAACTGAACATCAGAAGTTGAAGGCTCGCCGCCAGCATATCTTCTTTCTGCAAACTTATAGTACTGAGTTACCGGTGCTCCAGGCTGAATATCTACTGCCAAGCTACCAGTTACGCTTTTAACCTGCTGCGTCATAATAGACTCGCCGTTAAATCTCACGTTAGCCAACGTAACCGCAGAAGGGGGTGTAATAAGAACCTCAAACTGGTTAAGAAAAACTGGTTCGTAGTTATTCCTAGCTGCCTTCGAGTTATTATAGTGTGGTAAA